CAGAAAGACATTTTTAATACACTACGTAAGGACTCCAGAACTATAATTCTCAAGGCTAGACAGATCGGATTCTCTACCGCCATCACTGGGTTCCTTTACCACAAGACGATCATGACTCCTGGCATGAACACTGTCCTCATTGGATACAACACTGACATGGCAGCTGAACTTCTTGACAAGGTTAAGATGTTCTTGTCAACAACGCCGGATGAATTCAAGCCGACAACTCAGTACAACTCTAAATACGAAATTTCATTTCCTAAGATCAATTCAAAGATCATCGTGCTTCCATCATCCGAGAACGTAGGTCGTGGGTATACCATCCACGCTTGTTTGTGTACGGAGTTAGCCATGTGGGATAGAGCGGAAGACAAGATGGCAGCTATCGAGAACGCCGTCCCTCAAGACGGACTACTCGTGATTGAGAGTACCCCACGTGGCGTGGGAAACAAGTACCACCGTATGTGGATGTCACCAGAAAATGGTTACACAAAAAAGGAATATGGTTGGTGGTGGGCTTACTCTGAGGAGGAAGTTGAGATAATCAGAAAAAGAATGAATGATCCACAGAGATTTGCTCAAGAGTATTCGCTTGAGTTTCTCTCATCTGGTCGAAGTGTCTTTGACGCAGAACTACTTAAGTCATTGCGGTCTGGTATTTGGGACATGGATTCCAAACACACTATTGATGGGGAGGAACAAACAGTTCATCTGTGGAAGGACCTTACTATATACAAAAAACCCGTTCCTGGAAAGACTTATGTCGCTGGGGCTGACGTTTCGGAGGGTGTTACTGGTGGGGACTGGTCTGCGGTTACTATCTTCGAAAGGGATTCTGGTGAAGAGGTCGCTCACTGGCATGGAATGACATCTCCTGATAAGTTTGGTGAGAAATTAAACGAGTGGGGACGCTTCTTTAATAACGCCCTGATGGTCGTGGAGATAAACAACCATGGACTTGTGACTAACACAATACTGAAACAGTTAATGTACCCAACTCTGTATTTCCGCCCAGCAAAGTATGACGCGATATCTTCCCCGTGGTCAGACAGACTTGGTTGGAAGACAACAAAAGTCACCAGACCACTCATGTTGGATGATTTAAATCAATCCTTAAGAGAGGGTACCCTGAAGATTCACACTAGATACTTACTAGATGAGATGCAGACGTTTGCGTATGACTCTGGCAATAACCCAGGAGCACAAGAGGGGTATCACGATGACGCTATTTTTGCGACAGCTTGTGCTTTTCAGGGGTTTAAAGTGATGTATTCTGGAGATTTGAGTCAATTATCATATGAAAGTTATATGCCTGACTCTGGAGGCTATTAATGACCCTAGTATTATAGGTTAGTAATGACACACCTCATCTCCACATATAATGCAGCAAACTTCGGACAGCGCGAAACAGATTTGATGAACGCGTTTTATCTCCAACGAGAAGACGCATATCAGTATTTTTATAATGTTCTTAGACCACGTTATGAGCGTTACTACAAACTGTTCGTAGCATATTCGGGTGACAGAAAGCGTGAGGTCAAGTCATGGCAGGCCAATGTATTCGTTCCATACGTTCAAGCTGTCATTGAGACAATGATGCCTCGTATTCTGGATGCTCGTCCAGACTTTACTGTTATCGGACGTAATGCAGAGGACAATCTCAAGGCTGAAAAGCAACAACAACTATGTGATTACTTGTGGGAGATAGCTAAGATGGACGCAGTGACAGAAGACGTTGTCCGGTCTGCCCTTATTTATGGCACAGGATTTATACAGGTATCTTGGAAGAAGGACGTTCGGAAACTTAAATTTCTAAAAACAAAAGATATTGGTAGTAGAAAGTATAAATGGCAAGAAGAGGAGAGAACGTTTTATGACGCCCCATTTGCTGAGTGGGTTGACAACTTTGGTCTATGGTACGACTGGCACAACATCCAACGTGAATTGAAAAACTACTGGTTCAAGCGTTTGGTTCTTTCTGCCAATGAAATCCGACGACGTTACCCCATGGCAGACCCAATGCGTCTCGAAATGGCACTTAACTCTGCCGGAGGAGACCTTACTGACTACGCAGCTATCAGGCAACTTACCAAAAGTTCCCAGGAGCGTATCACAAAAGATGCTGATCGAAATGTTGCCATCTCTTATTCTGGTGTATATTACAACACGCAACGTTACCAGCAAGTTGACTCCAAATTGCGCATGTATGAAGTGCATGAGTGGACAAGACCATATGAAGACACCTTTGCTGTTATGGTCGGAGGTTCACGTATACCAATTCTTCGTGGAGGTTTTATGCCAATTCCTTACGACTTCAAGGAGACTCCGTTTATCGAAGTCCCGTATCTCCGCGTGCCAGGTGAATTTGAGGGTTATGGTATTGCTGCCATTCTAGAATCGCCACAGATCCTCCTAAACACAATCAAGAACCAGCGACTTGACGCCGCCACCCTTTCAATACATAAAATGTGGATTGTCAACCCACTCGCAAACATCAATAAGGACGAACTCGTTACGCGGCCTTTCGGTATCATCTACTCTATTGATCCACAAGGAGTGCGTGAGGTTCAGTTCTCAGACATCAAGGCTTCCGCATACAAAGAAGAGGATCTTCTAAAGGCAGATATGCACTACGCCTCAGGTGTGGATGACGCATCTATGGGGGTTGGTTCAGGGGCAAATGCGACAGAGATTCGACACCTTCGAGAATCTACTCTTGAGCGTGTTAGATTATTTATAAATCACCTAGGAAATGCTTACGCAGACGTTATCCGTTATTGGATGGACATGGAACGTCAACTCTTCACAAAGGACATGACCATCCGTGTGACTGGAGACAATGGGGAAATAGAATTCCCTCTTATCGAAAAGGACGATCTTATGGGTCGATTCGATTACAGAGCTGCGGTGCTTCCATCTATTGCAGGTCAACAAGATGTTCAAAAGAAACAGGACATGGACCTATTCCAACTTCTTATCTCTCTTCCTTTTATCGACCAGAGAAAACTTACTGCAAAAGTTCTTGGGGACTGGGGATGGTCACTCGATTCTGTCGCTCAATCTGCAGATGCACAAGCACAAGCACAAGGGGCACAAGATCCAAATGCTATGGCTGCACAAGCACAGGGCGCACCACAAGCCCCTGGAGCACCCGCAGGAGCACCAGGATTGCCACCAGCGCCCGGCATGGATCCAAATGCTATGGCTGCTATGGCTGGAGGCGGACAACCGCAACAGGGGCAACCAATGCCTCAGACATCCGCCATCTCACCAGCTGTTATTATGCAGGCGTTGTCAAAAATGCGCCAGCCAGGAGAAGAAGAAGCTGGAGCCCAGGGCGCTAATGCTTTTGGACAAGCCGGTATGCCAATAAACCTCACTACTAGTGGACAGCCGCCAACAGCTCCTGCAGCGGGGTTAAGAGCCCCAGCCACACACGGTAAAACGGGACCTAACCAGCGTGGTCATAATAGAACAGGGAAAGTAAACACCAATGTTTCAACAAACACAAAACATAACGCCAACCCAGAGAGTTCCCTGCAAAATCAGGCCCTTAATATCCAACGCTAGTACACTGTATTTATATGGCAAATTACGATCCAGACAAGCAAATGTTTGACGCTGTGAAAGAGAGCATTAAGCATCTCCAGGACACACTTACACAGTGGCAGCAAAAAGAGACGGCAATGCATTCAATGGCGCAAGCTAAAGCTAAGGAGTCAGGGGCACCACCTGAGCACATGGATGCTCATGTCTATGCTCACAAGCAAGCAATAAAGAAAGCAATGGCTGAAGCACAAAAGGCTCAGGAACAAAACGCACAACAAGGAGCTCCCACTGGACAAGATATGCCAGGAGGACCCACATCACAAGTTGTACCTGGGCCACAGGGAAGTCAAGGTACTCCAGGAGGATCAATGACAGCAGGACCAGGGCCACTTACAGGACCGCCAACTGGACCAACTCCAGGAGGTCAAGGAGGACCAGGTCAGCCTAATCCTCAACTTGGGAATTCAGGTCAGGGGCGACCAGTAGGAAATCCTCCGGGAATGGTTCCTACTCCGCACGTTCCAATGGCTGGGCAATCACAGAATACAGGAGCAAATGGATGGGAGGGCCTTATGAAACCATCTGGTATTCCACCGCAAGCTCAGATACAGAATGGACAGAGACCAGAATCTACTGGTCCAACTACCTCCGCACAAAGACCAATGCCAGGAATGCCAACTCCACCAGTTCCAGGCGTCGGCTCGGGGCCTAACACAATGCGTCCATTTGCTTCTCAGACTCCAGTATTGCCAAGTGCACAACCACCATTGACACGTCCGATGAGATAGTATAGTATTGGTTCATGACTACAAAAGAACCCAAAAAGAGAGTAACGAAGAAAGCTGAGACTCCGGAAGAAGCCGCTCCCAAAG